TTTAATCTCCTTCACAACGCCAAGGTCATCTTGTGCGGCGCCGTAGACCCCCGTAAATGTGGTTATAGCGAGGGGCCCCAGTACGAACTCGCCGTCGGTCGTTCCCTTCTTGGGGCCCAAATATGCTTTCCATTTCGGCCATTCCCGGGATGCCAGGGGGTTACCTTCAGCTGTTTTCGGTTTGCCCAAAATTATATTATTAATGTGGCTCTGAAGCTTCTGAAAGCGGCTGCCCACTCCGCGGACTTCTCCTAGGATCGACTCAAAGAATAGACGTTGCTGCGTGAAGCTTGCGCCGGCGATGTGCAGGGCCCGGGAATTATAGCCCAGGCCGTCGCCATCGGACCGATGGACCGTGACACCGGGATAGAGTTCCCACGTCTTGACTTCCTTCTTGGGATACGGCATGTGAGGGTTCGAGTGTCGTTTGGACGTGTATTCTCGGATTGCAGCGTCAAATTCGGCGTCTGTGAGTGTTTTTGTCGCGACAGTGCCGGCGAGGTAGGTTTCGATAATCTTGCCATTCTTTTTGTAGAGCAGGTTCGGGACTCCTCCGAGGTATGGCCGGGCTTCTGGTGTCATAATGGCCACATATATATCTTTTTTGCTCTGGATCTGTTTGGCGTTGATCCCGATCGGCCATGGGCGCGCGGAATAAACTTCATTAAAAACAATCCTATTCTGAGCTTGTTCGGCGCCGTCCCCGGTCCCCCGGATAAGGCCCAGCACGAGATCCCGAAGCTTCTCGGGGGTCGAATGGGGTCTGAGGGATAGATTCACCGTCTTGTCGAGGGCCCCTTTTGAAACAATGCCTGTATTAGACACCAGCGAACAAAACATAAGGAGATCTGCACCCGTTACATAGGTCTCCCCGAGATCGCCAACCCCCGGCATCGCCCACGCGTCGTCTTTAAAATCTTTCTGGTCAATGCGGGGGACTACCTTCGCCGGATTATCGGAGGCCTCTTCATAAATAACATGCGGTCTGCTCTTGATCATTGTTGTTAATTTTTGGCGGCCTCCGGGGGAGCCGATGAGCGCCGTGGTGGTGGTGAGCAACTTGTTATAGACGGCATCATCCATCCCCTCTTCACTACCCACGGCGTTGCGGACAGCCGGTATGTCCTTCTTGTCATATTGTTTTACGCGCCCATCGTCATCAGTAAAGCGCGCTTTGAGATTGCTATCGTTAGGGTAGGCCCTCAGTACAGCCTTTATCACTGCATTAAGCCGCGTGGCCGTAACATCCACATCATCTTTGGTTAGAAATTCATATAGGAAAGCCATGCACACAACATCAATGAAACCGTTCTCTTCTTCGAGGGCCTTCTTGGTGCTGGCCTTGGGCGACTGGAGCATGTATGAGCCTGGGGGATGTTGGGATTGGCTCCATTCTCCTATTCCCAGCACTTCCTCGCCTCCCACACCCGGTGAAGTATACATCTACCCTACCCTGTAATGTACGACATGATTTTTTCTAGCGGAAGTGGTATATAAATCATGTCGCCCGGTCTTACATTAGCTTCAGTTGGCTTTTTATTGTAGTGAGCAATCACCCACCAAAACTTGGGATTCCCATAATGATGGGCCGCTAGCTTATAATATCGATCGCCCGAAGTCCAAATATGTTGAACGCTCGTTAGAGTCATTACTTGTCCCACTGTAGGATATTTTAGTACAGCTGTCCCAAAATGTGTAATACCCTTAATATTTCTTTCTTTGAAGAATTCAGAATATTCTTCAAGTTCATTTCTTAATAGCCTTCTGCCACTAAATCTACTCATGTACTAAATACTCCACTGGCCGGCCTTTTTAGCGGCCCTGAATCGGTCTTTGCCGAATTTCGTGAGGTCTCGGAGCCTAGGACCACCCCCGACGGACCCTCCTCCCTTGGTGAGCCATATGCCACCTCCTACCGTGATGTGCCCCGCGTCAATATGCCTCTGCATACTCCAGGCCTTCTCCACGGGAAACGCCGACGGTCCTCCCCAGCCGGCCGCGCTGATTTCGCTGGGGGTTTCTTCGTTGTCGGGAAGGGGATTCGGCTGTCCCCCATCTGCAAAACGAATAATACCATCGGGGCCCCTAATGTTATCGCCGAAGACCGGGGGGGCATGGTGACCCAGAGCTATCATTGAGTCAAAATCACTATCACCGGCAGCCTGGGCGTCGCCGGGAGTGGTGGTGGCGACTGGTGGTTGGACCGCGTCCGAAAGGGCATGGGGGAAGGCAGCGCCAACGTCGTGCGCTTCACTGCCCCCAAAAATGTATCTATTTCCGCCGCCTGGTTTCCCAACTGTGGTGGCGGTCCACCCCGTTAAATGTGTATGCAAGACTGTAAATTCCAGTTGAACAGAATGATTTTGATAAGCGATAAAGGGAGCGCCGGATCCTCGGCCTTGAAGAAAAAACTGTCCAGAAAGAAGATCCGGATTGTATGTAAATCCCTGAAGGAAACCTACTAGGTCTCGGCCGTCTAGTGCATTAGCTATCAAGCCGTTCCATTTCATTTTAAGAAGGGGAGCTGCTTGTAATGTGCGGCTGTTATCCGCCACTCCTAAAGTGCCGTGCGGCTCCGAATACACAGGATATAAAAATTGGGTTAGTGCGTTTAATTTTTGAAGGTTTTTGGCCGCTTCGAACCTATTTGCAGATACGACGTCAAAAGCTACAGATAGTTTTCTTGACGTACGCTGAAATGTATAAAGATCATCCATCCGACCATAAACAGGTGTACCATTCCAGCTAGAAACAAAGTTATCTGCGAATCCCGTAACCCAGGCATCAAAACTAATCGTCTGATTAGTTGGAATATGTGTTATAAAGATTTGAAAACTTTGTTGATTTAGAAGTGCTGGTTTTATGTCAGGCATTCTGGTTTCCCCTATCTATTATAGAAAGGCAGGTACTGTTTCTTGCCTTCCGGACTATTAACAACATTTAATAAATTCTTCATGTCGCCTTCAAGTCTTATATCTGCGCTTAAATTCATTTCTTTTAGTGCTTTAATTAGTGGCTCCGTAATATTTTGCCGCATAAGGGTTGCTTGATCAGAAGAGCCGGCAGATGAGTTTCCAAATAAATTGCTCCCTTGCGCTAGGGGCCCAGTTGGAGTGCCCACGAGTAACCTAGCATCGTCCGAACTGTTGACTCGAATCCCTTGGCGGCCGCTGATGGGTTTTCCATCTTTTAATATGTCTATCCGGGCGTCGTTGTACCGCCCGCCGTAAAGGTCGTCTGCTTGAGAAGAGCCATACATGTATCCGCCTAGGCCGCCCAGGCCTGCGCCAATCAGCGTCCCCATGGGCCCGAACATCGAGCCCGCCATGGCGCCGCCCGCGGCGCCGCTGGCAGCGCCTCCCCATTTACTGAGGGATGCGGCTTCCTCAGTGCGGCCCGACGCATGAAGAGCCTGTGCTCCCTTAGACGTCGCATACATGCCGGCACCAGCGACTGCTAGGCCGAGCGCGCCGCGCATAGCCATCCCCATAGCGCTCATCTTTGCGCCATTAGCCACGGCAGCATTCCCCATCAGATTCATCCTAGATATAATACCAACAACCTGGAATGCCATCAGGGCGCCCTTGACCGCGAGAATCGCCCAACCGATCTGCTTAATCTTATCGATCCAAGGGGTAGCGTAACCAGGCTTACCGTCGCAACCGAAGATCTTGCAGAAAAGATCCTTAAGGTCGTGGCCCTGGTGAACCCAGTCAGAGAATCTATCTATTAACTTAACTATTTTGTCAGCAAAATCTTGATTCTTGATAATCAAGCTGTTAAATGCGTCTTTAAGCTTTTGAAGAACGTCTCTCGCTTGGCCCGCCTTTCGAGCTAATTGCTCTTGCCTCAAAAGGCGCGCCTCTTCGAACGGCGTTAACTCATTAAGAGATTTTCTTAAAGTGTCCACATCTGTGCCAATGGCCGAAGCAAACGCTTTTTGTTCATACTTATTAAGATCGTTGAAGACTAGACCTGATGCTTTAAGAGACTCCTGTACCATTTCTAGACGTTCCGACTCAGAAGCGTTCAGCATATCAATAGAGTTAAGATAGGGGCCCCCCATTAACGCATTGAGTTTCCCAACAGCCTTACCTGCTCCTTCGAATGTGTCAAACTGTTCCCCAAATACTCCGAGTAATTGATCAACAGATAGTCCGGTGCTCTTTGATTGAGCTTCTAATTCCTTAAAGACGGACAACATTTCTTTTCCGTAAAAGGCAAGTTTAGGGGCCGCGGCTGCAAAGTCCTTTGAAATCTCACTAATGGGTTTCCCAACTGCGGTGGCGATTGAGTCAAATTCTCTTAGTAATCGCTCACTTTGTTTCGTGCTAAATCCCAAAGATTTGGTCATCGTATTCAAGTTTGCGGTAGATTCGTCCATCGAAACATTGAATTTACCAAGAATGGCGACAGTGGCAGCGAGTCGTTCTTTTGTGGTATCAGATTCGCCAGTAAAATCTCTAAAGTGAGAGAAAAGGGCTTGGGTGGCTTTGCCGGCATCTTCTGCATTAATCCCATAGGTCAAATATGCGGAGCCGGCATTGGAGATAACATTCTGGTACTCATACCCTGCTCCTGTTGCCGCGCGGAATGATGCGCCTGCCTTATCAACCGAGAGGGCAAAGTTAACCGAGTTGCTGATGACCTTCATCAGGAGGGCGCCCAGGAGTTTGGTGGGCTTTAGAACGTTCTTCATTTCCTTAAAGAAGCCCTTGAGTTCTGCCCTACTCGTCGGCACAAACTTCATGAATTGTTCAAACTGACCATTTATTCCCAAAATAGACTCTGTCAAAAGGCCCGCCTTGCGCGCGCCGTGCCCCATTTCCCGATTATGTTTTTGCAGCGCGGTCGTGGCTTCCCTGTTTGCTTTGGTTCCTTTTTTGATAGCTTGAACCTTCTTCTTATATGCGGCGGTGCCTTCATTCTCTTCGGCGAGCGACTCTTTCATCGTCTTGATATACTGCCTGTGGTGATCGAGCTTGGCTTTGTTTATTTCCTCCTGGGTCTCGGCGACGGCTATATTATCGCGCGTGCGGCGTGCGCGGGTCTTCTCCTGCTCCGCGTCCTCTTTGTCTCGATCCTCCGGGCTCATCTTGCCGCGGCGGAGATCGTCGCTGCCCTTGAGGGCGGCAAGAATCTTTTCTAATATTGCTTGTTCTTCAGCTGCCAACTTCTTCTAGCCCTTAATTTTTAAATGGCCAGCGGAGGCCCGTTTCGGATTCGAAGCCTCGGATGGCGCCTTCGAGGTCATGCTTGCTCATCATAGTGCGACTATCATTAAGTCCGTGATTCATATAACTATCCATATAACGCTTTTCGCCTTGAAGGGTTTTCATAAACGATTCAATTTCGGACGAGGTACCTCGCACATTAAAAGGCAAATGGATGCCGGCGTGGTAAAGGCCTATCAGCAAACTCCCAACGTCGGCACCAAATTGGGTATAGAGTCGCTCATTAAGCTGCTTATTGGATAGGTCGATTACAGTCGTTTCTCTTTTCATGATAGGACACTCCTTTATAACTAGTTTTCTCAAAGAAAAAGCGCGCCCGAAGGCGCGCTGGGGTGATTTTACTCTGCAGCCTGAGCCTTCTTATCTTCAAAGTGTTTAATTAATCTGGTGAGGAACCATCTTCTCAGCCCCGTAGGAAGACTATAGGCCTCAGAGAAGGACCAGTTACCGTGCTGTTTTAAAATGAAAAGTTCTTCATACAGAGCTTCTTGATGCTCAGAGGTCAGGCCAAAAAAAGTGGAGAGTAATCGGCACCTCCAGCCGATCGTTATAGTCGCAAAATTCACACTCAAAATCAGCATAAAGGCCAATATTAGGCATCACCGATTCATAAATAGATCTTACTTTTCGCGAGAATGCCACCGGCATCGCGGCCACAACTTGCTGAATGGCCGAGGGTTCGCGCATATCATTGACCGCGACAATAATACTTTCCAACATTGTTGTAATGTTTCCAACATCCTTCTTTAGCTTTCTTCGGTTTTCCAAGATCTTGGTGATTTTTGTCTCATCTTGGCCTTTTAATAGCCTTATTTCTAAATTCAAATCATACTCTTTATTATAAATTAAAAAATTTCCATTTTCAAGAAGGCTGACGTCTTCAGGAATTTCAGATTCTTTTATTTCTCTCGTATTCAAAGAAAAATCTTTCTCATTTTGCTTACCGCATTCCGAACAATTAATACTTGTTGTATATATGTCACCAAAACCGGTCTGGCGCGCTGCGATGAGGACCGCATTCTTATCACCGATCAACAAAGTGTCAGGATGAACATTTTTATCTACTATAACCGACTGTAAAAGTCGGTTTAAGGCCATACCGCTCTTTAATAAGGCCTCAGACGTCAAAATGTCCTCTTCTTTTGCGGTCATGTGCCTGATCTCCAACACTTCATTATCGTGAAGAGGGTGATCTTCTCCATAAAATAACCCCTTACTTGGAAGTTCAACAAATTCTGTGGGGGTTACAAAAGAAAAAAGATTATTATCCGGAGCGGGGCCCGGAGGGGGCATTTCTGGGGCTTTAGTTCTATTGGAATTTCTCTTGCTCACTGAGCACCTTCTTTCTGTCTCTTATGCTTTTTAGGTAATGTTGGCTATCGCTCTGGCGCCGGGACCTACTGCATACGAAGCCCAATCATACCTCATAGTGACTTCAATATTAAGGATATCTTCAGCATCATAACTTAAATCACCAAATGTGGCTGCTGTGATAAAGGCATTGTTGAGAGACCACGTTCCCACCGTATCGCCATTGCCGGCAAGTTCTTCGATTTGTACAATACCGAGCGTATCAATTGCTAGCGCCTTATTTGGTGTTGATGGGGGGCGCTCACCACGGAAAATCAGCTCCTGCACATCGGGAGTTAAATATCCCATATTAACCAGTGCATCATACAACAGAGCATTCCCATCGGGAGCAATGGAGTTAACAATTGTGGCCTGAATGGTGTTCCATTCTACGATACCAGGATAATAGTATGTGTTACCTAAAAACTTATGCGGGGTCTCAGAGACCGTATAAGACGGCTTCGTCACGGCGCGCGCCAAATACTCAGTATAAGTAAATTCATCTGCTGCACTAGCCAGTTCGGGGAGCCTCAATAAAAATCTATGTGATCTCTTCGGCTCTGACGTCGCTAAATTCCAAAATGCCATGTTCTGTGTCTCCTGATATTCCTATTATTATATAGTGCGGGAGGATAAAACCTCCCACATTTTATTAATCAACGAACGCTGCTCCTGTTCTTGTAATATTAAAGTCAATCGCAATAAATTCGATTGCCCGAGTTGGTTTCAAGAAAATCTTGGCATACAGGATATTTCTATCAATCAAGTCCGGGGTGGTGGTGGTTTCGTCAAGGATCACCTTATAATCCGACAGACCAAAGTTTGTTTTTACTTCGGCCAAGAAGGGATTGACTCGCGATAGGAATCTCGCCCAAGTTGTCTTATTATTTGGATCGAAAAGAATGGTTGCGGCCATTTGTGAAATGCGTTTCTTTACAAAAATCATCAAACGTCGCACGTTGATGCGATCCAAAGCAGAAGGGGTGACCTGAAGAGTCTTTTGACCGAAGATTACAATGCCCTCTGCGGGGAACTTCGCAATCGGGTTAATATTGGCGCTATAGAGATCATCTCTGTCCTTTCGACGCAGTTGGTGTGCGACGTCGATAACAGGAATGCCTGCTGCACCCTCTGTGAGTCCGCCGCGGTTAAACCCAGCCGGCGCAAACCAGACTTGCGTCTTTCGCTGTGAGCTAGAGAAAGTGCCGATAGCAGCAACAGAAGGGGGCAACCAAACAAATGAGCCGTTGAGGGTATCGCGCGCGCGGACCCATGGATAGAACGTACAACCATAAGAGGTGTTTAGACCTCGGTCGCGTAGGTTTGCAATTGCCTGTCGAATAGTACTCTGAGTATTATTTCTGGCAGAAGCGAGGCCCTCTTCGCGCGGCGTGAAGCCATCAGGAAGGTCAATAACTGCCAAAGCGTCTGCTCGATCCTCACATGTCCTGATTAAATGAGTAGTGAGGCTTGCGTTTGTAAGAGCAGGTATGGAAGCCAAGTTCATCTGTGCAGCGTCGGGGTCGGCAATAGTATCAATTGCTCGCCGGATGCTATAAAACACATAATTGCTACTATCTGTGGGGCTGTCGGCAAGATTTCTGTTAGCAAATGGGTCGAGTTCCTTAACATCCAGGCCGTCAAAGCCGCCATACATTGGAACTGTGAATCTATCATAGCCAGCATTAAGAACACCGGTTACGGGCCCATTAGCATAAGTAAGGGACCCCTCTCCGGCAGTTGTATCATTATGCGAGCCACTTTCCCACACACCTGATCCAGATATATCATCGAGTGTGAAGTCCATGGAGAGTTCGGTATTTAAAGTTGTGCTCGTGGAAAACGTGTTGCCCACAAGGCCGCCGCGGGGGCGCAGAAGGTCAATGGTCGAACGCTCAAAGACGGTGCTCCCCGCAGCCTCAGCCGTCTGAAGCCCGAAGTATGCGTCAGTTGGGTTGTTAAGGTTCCCATCAGAAGCATTAACTCTGAATTCGGGGGCTGGGTAAAGTACATTAACTGCGTAATTAATGGTGCTACCGGCGCCTCCCGAAATGGCAAACAAAGATCCGGAGGTGATCACCCCCGAGCCTTGTACGGGCAGCCCGATCACTTTCGAACCAGAAAGCCACTGGCCGGCGTCACCGGAACCAGTGGTTAAATTATCTTCATCATTATATTTAACAATGCCTCGGAATCCGAAAGGAAGAAGGCGCGCGTCTGTAATCCCAGCGTCAACATCGGCATTCATCTGAATTCGAATATAATCAGAACGATTCGCATAGTTGCCAACTTCAATGTTTCTGCGCTCAGTCTCGTCCCAACTAAGATATTTGTCGCCAACTTTACGTGCAACATAGTTTAAAGAGTCAGGGTTGAGATCGCAATTATTGAATTGTTCTATGATGCGGACGACATTATCTGTGTCACTCAAGTGGCGAACAACCACAGAAAACTGACCATACTCGGTACTATCATTAGTTGAAACCTTGATATCTTGAATTGAAACCTTAAGATTTTTGCTTGTCCAGTCGCCGGCTTCGCCCAGTGCAACAAACTTAAACAAGTTTTGAGGTGCATCCGTAGGGCTTAAGCGACAAGAAACCACCTGAGGGGTCTCGGCGGAGTTTAGATTCCCATCAAAATCGTAACCTTTTCCGGTTGTACTGCCTGTCGTCCGTATGGGAACAATCGCTGCCCAAGTATTAGTTTGAGTATTGTCAATTTGAGCTGCAAGGTGACGATCGAATGTTTCGCCCAAGAAATAATTGACCACGGTGTTGCTAACCGAGCTATTGGTCTTTGCTGGGTTTGTGTTAAAAACTTTTCGAATATATTTCGAATCATTCTTGCTAAAGTTGAAAGTACTCGTAAGGGTGCTGCTACCATCGTACTTTTTGATGAGCATCTTGTACTCAAACTTGCCACCTACATTCTGAACAATTGGTCCCGAGCCGGTAACTGGGGCGCCGGCTTCCACCGTGTTCGCGGTGCTGCCGCTCTTGGCGATGGCTCCGCTTAATTCAAAAGAAACACCGGCATCAGTAGAATAGAAAACAGCGGCGAGAGCGCCAGTGAGTTCCATCTCTGTTCCAGACCCAGTCTCAAAAACAATAAGCCCATAAGCATTGGTGGCCTGCCAGCCGGCTATACCACCACCGGCAGCATCCGAACGATCCGCGCCAAGGAGGCGGACATAAGTGAGGGGAGAACTGTTACGAAGATAAGCCTGGGCGCCATACATTCCATAAGTGGCGGCAGTCGCATTGGCGCCTTGGCGCCAGACGTCGTCGCCCATATTGCCCGGGCTCGGTGAGCCGAAGATATCAACAAATTCCGCAAATGAATTAACCGTGGTAGGTCGTAAAGCCGGGCCTTTCGGGGCGCGCCCAAACAGCACCGGGCCGATACCAGCAGGGGAAGCAGGTACTTGGGAGTTATCAATCTCATTGATGAAAACTCCAGGGGATACAAATCTATAATTTTTTACTGACATTCGTTACGTTCTCCTACACAAGTGGAAATGTTCAAAGTAAATAGTGTTAAATAGTTTGAATGGTACTATTCTCTATAAAATCCATCCTTAATGGTATCGGGTATATCACCCATGATTGCTCTCTCGCGTCCAATCTTTACTTCAACAGCGTTTTCGCGGGTAACAATCTTAGGTCTTTCTTGGTTTTCGCCTTCCCCGATCAGGTATCCCAGTACCTCTATATTAATAGTGGTCTCGTAATTTCTTTGTGACATCTCCAGGTCTGCTTGGTTAGAATTGTTAGCAAACGAACCCTCGATAAACACCTCGTAATAGTGCCCCTCATTTTCAATTCTCTTGGGCATCTTGGAATTGCCAGGGACAGTTAAAAATGGCCTTATTAACTCATTGAGTTGTTGTTGGTACTCTGTACGCACTGTTACTTCATAATTAACCTTAACCCAAACCGGAAGAGGGATTGTTATCGTCTCATAAACCACTCTTTGAGTCGACATATTCCTTTTATTAGTATTGAAGTTCGGAGAGCGAACAGTCTTGTCGGGGCCAAACTTTCTTTTAGCAAACGCATTTTGAAACTCAGCTGTCTTTTTCTGATTAATGCGCCGAGCAATCGTTATGGTGCCCCCTTTGGCATCAGGCTCCGGGTAAATATTTGCATATACACTACCTTTAAAGTTGGGTTCCTTTGTAACAGTCGCTCGATTAACACTAATCAATGGTAAAACCAATGTCTCCTCAGAATCCCGAAGCCCTCTATTGTGTTTTAGTTGATAGGCCCTTTCGGCTGTAACCCACAGAACTGGGACTTTTTTAAATCCCTCGTTTGTGGTAACCGATAAGTTTAGTTCCTCATCAACAAACCTTAACATAGCCCCGTCGATAGTTTCTAACGAGGAAGGCATGAATTCAATTTCATGCAATTTTTTGGCAACGCTTTCGTTACCAATATAATCATACTTGGTACTTTTTTTATCCTGAATTTGCTTTTGAGTTCGCTTGCTTCGGGACATGTCTCTATCCTACAAAGATGCCGGTGGGAACATTTGACAAAACCTTTTCGCTGGCATCTTGTAGGGACGCGTCGTTGGTGGCGACCGCAACATAGGTTGTGCTTTCCAGGATCGTCTTAAGCTCCTCACGCAAAGCATCTTGCTCTGCTTTCGCCTGCCCTAGTAGGTCGGCAAAATTAAGCGTGACATTTTCGCCAGGAATTGGAATAACAGAGAATTTGCCTCTTATCTGTCCCAACATCTCTTTTGTCAAGGCGAGTGCAAACCGACGAATCCACTGTTTGCCAATAGAGTTAATGCTTTCATAGGGGAGGTTATTAAACGGTAACGTATTTAAATTATTGACCCCGTCAATACCCTCTCTGCCGCGGCCAGTCTGTTCCCACGGTTCATATTGATTATCGATTGTAAATTGTATCCAAAACTTTTTGGGGCTGTACCCCTCTGGTCGCGGAAAGATTCTTAACATATTGTCTTTGATTTCATACGAATAGTGGGAAATTCTTGTATATATAGCATCTTCGTATGCCATGGCTTGAAGCTTGTTTTGCCACGCTGGGACAATCTCAAATGTCGAATCATCAGCATACTGTCCGTAGGTTCTCATGTTTCCAACCACCGAGAAGCCTCCATAGTAACCATAGAATCTCCACATTGCGCGTGGGGTCTTAAAGAACACTTTACGTACCACAACGCGCTTATCCTGGACCTGGCCTGCAAAACCAACGCCTCCGGCGGCGGACGAACTAGAAATAATCGTCTGTAAGTCGTAGTCTTGTTGCTGTGATACTATATCGACTGATGCCGAATAGATAGGAACAAGGCCGCCGATCCCGGTCTCGGTTGCCAAACCTTGGGCAACTCTTTTAGTAAATCCGTAGTCAAATCGAGGATATTTTAATTCAACGTTTGACCCCGAAACTGCATCGCCCGCAACTATCTGTCCATCCTGATCAAAAGAGGCAGTAGCAGCGCCGAGCATGCTTCCCAATGCATTTTTGCTCTGGTGTAGATTAACTAAATATGAGTATTCAAGTACCGCCTCTTCGTAGGCCGAATATACATTGCCTTCGACTAGCTCAACATCTAATACATCTCCGCCGAGCTTTTTATAAGTATATGCAACTTGGTCTGCTGCCCCAGAAAAAAACGCGGCTGAGCCATATATGCCAAAAGGAAGAGTTGCCGCAACGTTGCCGGCGGTCCCTGTGACAGGCAAGATATTTGAGTTCGACGTCGATGCTGGATTTAGCTTCGGTACGGCCATTTATTTTTCCCCTACTACTACACTAGTAAATAGAAAGCCCCGCCTCAAAAGAGGCGGGGCTTTTACTATTTTGACCTATCGTCAGATATTATTCGATATCTTTAACAATCAACTAGCTAGTCGGATTGCCATCGAGATCCTGTACAATAACTAAACCATACATATCTGGACGAACCATCTTCTTGGCATATCTGGTCATCACGCCCTTGCGAGGCACGAAGTCTTCAACACCGAAGATCGTAGGTGTGGTCTGCAGCGGCACATAAGGTGCATACACATAGCCACTTTCAAGGAAGCTACTACCGCGTCGGCCAACAAGGACCAAGTTACGCGGGAAGTAAGGATCGACAAGAATGTCGAACTTCTTCGAAAGAGAACCAGTTTTTACAGCACCGATATCGCCACGATCGCTATCAGCGGTCACGTTAGCGCGGAAGCCAGCCGTAAACTCAAGGACGTTGGCAACTTCGGGTCCGCAGACGACGAAGTTGGCACCACCACGTAAAGTCTTACGGTGGATCTGGGCAGAAACATCGTTGATTGTCTCAACGAGGGTTTCATACCACTCACTTACGTTACCAGTGAAATCTGGAGTACCAGACGCACCGATCTCAGCACCCGTCACACGATTGACGAATTTACCTGCATTGCGCGACCAGTAGCGAGTAGCGGCAGTTGCGCCACGCACGAGATCCTCAAGAATCTCCTGATCGATTTCGAGAGCAATCTGCTCAGAAAGAATCTGAGTCAGCTCAACCTCGGCATCAAGGTTGTGGTAGGCGTTAAGATCCTGTCCTAACTCCGGGGTCCACTTGGCCTTGAGCTTCTTGGTCATCGCGGTGACAGCCACCGAATCGATCTTGATGTCGATCTCGGGGATGAATGCATTATTTTCCAGACCCCAAGTATCAGCACCAACGAGGGATCCAAGACCGCCGCCGGCAGTGAAGTTATCCTCAATCGGAGCCTGAACAACGGCGACACCATTGATCGCGGCTCCGAGCACTGCCGTACTCTCTGAGCCAGACGCATTAACGATAAATAGCACCTTCGTACTATCGTTAGGATCTTCGCGGGTTAGCCTACGCACCAGACGGCCGTTCGCTAAGTCAGTAGCGGCGCCCAGTTTCATCTGAATCGCAACAAAGTCATCAAAGTCAAATTGACCGGTGGTCAGCTCACTCTTCGGAACGGTCGCCATCGCAACATTCGATCCGGATACCAGATCCTGATCATATTCTAGTAGAGACAGAGTATCATAGTTTGTCGTGAAACCGGCATGGGCGTACCATTCGCCAGCTCCTCCGACGGTACCCGAAGCGACCTGAGTCGTTGTGACGCCGACCGAAGCGGTTGCAGACGCATAACCGTTGTTGAGGGCATACGGACCACGCTCGGCATTTACTCCTGTAAGGAGAACACCGCCGGTGATCTCTGCACCAACTCGCCCACCACCATAGAGTGATGTATTCGTTGGGTAACCCAATCGAGGATCGTCGGCGTTGACGCCGGCTCCAATAGTCGTCGACGTTGTAAAGTCGAGGAAGAAGATGAGACCACTAGGGAGACTCATCGGCTGAACACTAACGAGATCGTTGGCGATCAGATTGCCGAATACTCGGCGAACCAGCGGGAACGCAACAGCTGCAAAGCCCTCAACGTCGCCACCAGCGCCCATGGAACTGGACTCACGGAGAAGCTCTTTTGCCTGGTTTTCAAGCAACCGAGCCATTCCGTTTCGAAGTTCATCGCGACCGATACCCTCAAGAAGACCAGTCTGTTCCCATTTAGAAATGAGAGCAGCCCCGTCTGCAGAGAGATCACGATTAACGATGCCTTCTGTTAGTTTTTCTACAATAGACATTTTTAATACCTCCTTTTATTTTTGTAATAATTGAATGTCATTATTTCTGTAAACCTGCTAAACGCAGCATTCGACCCATTGCTGGGTCTTTTGTTGCCTCGTTGTTTTTCTTAGAATTGAGTAAAAGCGATGTAGGTCTTGTGACAGCTTCACGGAGTGTTTGTGGTCTCGAACTCTTACGGGAGTTCGAAACACCCACTGCGTTTTGAATTGTCTCAAAAATCATATTCGCTTCTTCAACAGAATTGGCAGATTGAACAGCTTCGACAATTTGATTTTTTTGTCGCTCATTCAAGGAGGTGCTGCTTAATGCCTTGTTTTGATAAACAAGCTTGGCGTTTTCCAAGTTCAGCCTCATGAGCTGATTCTTGGATTCGATCAAAAGAGCACGTAGCTCTTTTGTTGATTCTGTAAGTTTGGTGATTTTATTCTCATAAACCATATGCGTCACATCCGGAGCCGTGTCCTCGTCTTCTTCGAGTTCTTCGGCTTCCTCTAGGTGCGCACCGTGGGCGGCAGCCATGGCATCGTTGTTGGCTTGCTCTACGCCATTATAGGCGGAGTTAACGGATGACCAACCATTTGGCACCGGCTGCATATCCACAACAAGTTCTTCAATAAGATCGGATAGCATTTCTTCGGTGAGATTGATGTCTTCGTCTTCAGATTCGTTGGTCATCGTCGAAGGCGCGTCGCGGTCTTCTTCGAGGTTGCCCTCCTTAGCGGTTTGTGTGACGTTTGCCCGTGTTACTGGCTTATCTTCTAGTCCGGCTTCTCCCGGGGTTTCAATAGTTGTGACGCCAACATCGCCCTCTTCGAGAGCAATCTCGTCGGCTAAAGCCGTTGCGTCAATCATATCATCGCCTTCCACAATTTCATCCTTTAAGCGCTCTCTCAATTCGTTAAAATTGATCTCAACTATCTCATCTTCACCCGGATGGCCTAACTCTTCGTTTTGGAAACCATACGGGACGCCGTCCGTAAAAGTACTATCTGCTGCGGGCGCATCCTCTTCTAGATCAGCAAGAATAGAGTCGGCACCTTCGTCCTGCTCAAGTAAAACATCTAGCGCAGTCCGGACTTCTGCAGAATATTTTTCCAATACGACGGTTTCGGCATTCTTAAGTGCCGCTTCTTTTAGTGCTTTAGCATCCACAATTGCTTCTTCTAATAACGAAGACATAGATTTACTCCAAATCTGATAACTTATCAAAAATAAATAGTGTCAGAAAGTTTAAAAAGCCAACAATGCAAATCTTTTAGAGGGTTATTAATCATGCCTCGGTCTTCTCAAAATACGCATTTTGGTAAAAGTGGTTGTAAAATTTAAGCTGGCCTGCGGTTGATACTGGCGTGCTGTCATAGCTATTTCCATAATTCCAGGATAAAGGCTCCATTCGGGTGCACCGGCCTGGACCCCGGGCGCGAAGCCGCCCGGGTTGTGCCAGCCATTAGACCAATTACCTTCAGGATCCCAAGGCGACGCCACCTTCTCCATGTACTCCCAACTTTTCGAACCTTGCTCGTTGCCCATAGATCTAAACTCTGTCGTGGTACCGGGGGTTGGAAATGTTGTAATGGCTGCACCGTTCGAGCCCGTAGTAGCGGCCGAAGAATTCCAGTTAGATGCCGGCGTCGCAATAATTTCAAAAAATGATGCCCTATTCGTGGTGCCAACGGCGTGGCCTGCGGTCCCGGGATCGCCACTTCCATCCCCGCCGGCTCTAGTATAAAAATTGCCATTGGTGCCGGCGGCCGTAGTTTGATACCACTGCATTCCGTACCAATTGGCTGTGGTGGTGGCGGAGCCGCCAGTCCCATAGCCGTTGTCTTTCACAATAAGCCCATTAACCGCATATGCGCTGGAGTTTCCCCCCGTAAAGGAAGAAGTCAGAAGGGTTTGAATGCATATTTCGTCGGCCGCATCAAAATCTGGTACCAAGTCCTCGATCTTAGTTGAAATCAAAAGACCCTCCATGTAGCCCAGGTACCAATTAGCGCTAGCGGCTGTGGCGGCGGCAATATATATTTGAAAACCTGTATCCTCGATAAATTTTACATATGAGCTGCCGCCCCCAAAAGCAGTCAAATTACGACATGTCCATGTAACACCCCCGAAGGCGCGCGTTCCATCATTTGTAAATGTATGATCAGTCGCTTTGGTAAAATCAATTTCCTTAACCACTTCCCAGTCTGGCGTTATGGCAACACTAGAGACTCCTTTAATCACGGCGTCTCCTCCGCAATACACGTAGCTTTTTAAAAACTGTTGTAGCTCCCATCCCGAAGGGCGCGTCCGCACCCGTAGCGGTCGCTGCCATGGCTATCTTCATATTGCTCGGACGCAATTCCCACGCTGGCGCGCTAGCCAGGGTACCAGGATTATTGGCTACGCCCGAAGAGACATCTTCCTGTTGGAGACCATATGATTTTTCTACCACCGAAAGTGGTCTTGGAAAAGACGTTATCTCGGAGCCGCCAGATCCCGTCTGGGCTTGGGATCCTATAAATCCGCCACCAGGAGTTGCAACAAGTTCGTAGAATGTTGGCCACACATTGATTGCATAAGCCGATTGATCGTAGGGGCGGCCGGTGTCGGCGGTAGCCGAACCACCGCATCGGGTGGTGCGATACATGATAGTCGCGTCCGCTTTTTCGACGGAGAAATTCGCGAACCACTCGGGGCCAGAGGCGGCTCCCGCCTGTCCAGCCGTTATAAACATACGAGCACAGGGAACACATGTCGCGTCGACGACGTCGGGGAAATTATTAGTTGAACTGGTCACGAGAAACTGAAAACATAGCGTGTCCATCACATCAAAATCAGTAACTATGTCAGAAACGCTAGCCGATAGAAGCGGCGCTGTAACATTTGTGTGATAAATGTTCATAGTGCCGTTGCCTGTTGATCCAGTAACATGACAAACAAGCCCCGTACCCGGAACAAACTGTATATACGAGTCGGCGCCGCCGTAATCTGACAGATTCTCGGCTGTCCAGTTGACTCCCCCAAAGGCTTGAGGTGTGCCGTCTACAAATGCGGTACCACTAGCTTGTGTAAAATCAAATTCTTTAACAACTGCCCAGTCGCTGACAACCTCAACCCCCGAAAGAGTTTTCATATCGTAAATGTCGATCCCTGAAATTTTAAATCCCGTAGTCGTAGACATTTTATGACAACTCTATATATGTGCTGTCCGGATTAAAGTAAATCACATTTGGTGTGTCGGTTCCGTAGCCCACAACCCTAACATAGGAATCAGACTCGGCCGGGGCAGCGCCACTTAAGCATCCGCCTTCTATCTCGGTTCGAGCGACGCTACTAGACTGGATATACATGGGTCCGCCTTTTATAAAGGATCCCGAGTAGAAAGTGTGAACATCGAAGAAACCTTTTATAAGTATTCCGTGGCCGGCGGGTTTCGCCCCCAAGGCTATTCCCACAAGCTGGTTGTGGCCGCTTCCCGTAACAGACGCATCCACTGATTGCCAGCCACCATCTTCATTTAGAAAATAAATGCCCCCTGTCGACAAGCCCGCAGAAGCAGTGCCAAAATACACAACCTCGCCGCCGCCGGTATCGTTTGAAAGAGTTTCTGGGCGACCGGCGGCTCCGGCGGTACCACTATAGTGTACATCTAAGCCGATGAGAGGAGTATCAATGTTAACTCCCAGGCGCTCGTTAACAACGGCACACCCATTCTCATCTTGAACCCAGAATATGGTATCCTCATTTGCATCCATCACTATAAAGTTACTGGCTTCAACACTGATGCCGGCGTCCGACCCCTCGCCGCCCTGAAGCACAACAGCTGCGGAGGCGGAAATCTGAATAAGTCCGCCCGCGGCCGCATTATACATCTTGAACCAGCTGTCGCCTTCACCGACATCATCCTCTCGAAAAAGCTGAACCTCGCCGTCGCAGAATTTAATAGCGGCCTCGGGATTGCCGCTGTCAGAGCCAGAAATTGAAATGCTGCCAGAGCCAGTATATATAAAACCATCGTTGGCGGCAGTGGTACCATTCTGATTGAACTGAACTTCCATATCGGATCCGGCAGGGGAGGGCGTAGAAGCAACATTTGTTAAGTTCGCGCCGTCGCCATAGAAAGCCGAAGCAGAAAGGTTAGCAGACGAAGAAAGCACCCCAGCGGAGCTAATCTGCAATATACCGGTAGGTGTAACAACAACCGTGCCGGCTCCATCTACCGCAAAATGCGCGGTGTTATCGGAGGCACGTATCTGAAAAGAGGTATTTGAGTCAGCACTAGCGAGCTTGTTGATGATTCTCTTGTTAGCAGCCTCATTCTGAATGGTGAGGTGTCCGGAGTTATTTATAAGACTGTTGCCATAGAAGTCGCCATAGAATGAAGAAGCAGAGATATTGACTGATGCCGAAATATTCCCTGAAACCGTGAGTGCGTAAGTCGGCGAATCCGTATTAATACCAACGCGACCCGAGCCCGTTGCAAATAGTATAGGCAATGATTTTGAAAGCGTATCAACTATTAAAAGTTCTTCGTCCCGAGAAGAGGAAACGTAGAGTGTTGCTTGCGGCGCGCCGCTTGTCCCAATCGAAACACTGCTGGTGGTGGCCGCAGTCTTCGGTGACAATTCTGTGAAGATGCCGCCACCGCCACCGCCACCGCCGGGAAGATTGGTCAGGTTTGAACCATCACCATAGAAAGCAGAAGCTGAAACATTTGCAGAAGCCGAGACGGCACCATTCAATATAATATTGGCGCCATTGATGTCTAAGTTTTGACCATTATTTGTGATCTTGAAGGTATTGCTTGCTCCGTCAAAAGCTAGAGAATTTCCCGATTGTATTTGCATCGGCGCGTGCACCTGAATTGGCGAACAGCCGCTAAGGTGGGCGATTGAGGCTGTGCCTGCGCAGACGCTAAGATCGCCGAGGATTCGGGCGCCGACGCTAGCCGTAAGGGATCCCGAAGAATATACAACATCACTCGGGACAGCGCCCAAAATAACCGTATCAACGGTAGCATTGTTGTCAAGCATTAGCATCTCTTTGCCACCACAGCCAAACGCCATTCCATCAACCCCGGGGGGCACGGCGCCGCCTAGTCTAATGTAGGTGTTTGGGTCCGCATTATTAATGATGTAAGCAGTACCGTTCTTTCCTGTATACAGATATCCCTCATTCTTCACGTTGCCCGTTACTTGAAGGAAAGGAGGAGTGCTACTCGTAATCCACATTAAGGCCGCCGAGCCGCTGATTTCTTTACCGATTGGGGAATCATAACGGAACTGCAATGACATTTCCGGACCATCTGCAACGCTGACGGCGCTGGCTGTAACGTTAGTTAGGTTTGCACCGTCGCCATAGAAGGCGGAAGCAGAAAGGTTAGAGGAGGCAGATACGTCAGTGCCGGCGTTTAATACAATGTTGGTGCCGTTGATATCTAGGTTGGGGCCGTTGCGAGTGATCTTGGTGTCATTACCGGTGCCAAAATAGATCGAATTGCCACTCTGAATATAATACTCTGAGGCAGAGATGCTCGTTGAGGCAGAGATGCTTCCTGCCACTTTCACGGCACCTGTCACTTGTAAATAATCTGTAGAAGCCGTAATCCACATTAAGTTCGCAGAACCACTGATTTCTTTACCTATCGGGGAATCATAACGGAACTGCAGTGACATTTCCGGACCATCTGCAACGCTGACGGCGCTGGCTGTAACGTTAGTTATATTAGAGCCGTCGCCATAGAAAGCAGAAGCAGAAATGTTCGATGAAGCAGAGAGATTAGTGGTATGTACTTTTGAGCCGT